TACAACGTTGCCTTCTTTCATTTGTCCTCGCTTTCTTTTTTATTAACTTTTATTTTATCAAACCACACAACCACTTGCGTTTGACCACCATTAATTGTGTAGTAGACTCCTTTGTATTTTTTAGATCCATCCTCCCTTATAGGGACAAAATACTTTGCGTATTGAGGATCTGGATGGGGTTTATCTGTCAAAGTGAGGGATTTAAATATTTTTGTAAAGTCTGCCCTAACTTGTGACATTGCTTTTTTAGATTTATTCAATAGGTCTTCTGGGTCTTCCATCAAATTATAAATATCACTTGAATTAACCTGAGTGACAAAAAGATTTGGATTCGATGACTTAACTATATTTTCCGCCTCTGCAGGATCAACATAGAAGAACACTCTTGGAAAAGAAGAAACATTATAATCATTTCTAGAATAATGACTTCTTTTGGTTTTAAAAAATTCTGGATCCAATTCTAAGGTATCCGAATCTACTTTTGAAAAATGATATAAACTAACGGTACCGGAACTTAGTCCTTCTTTTTGAATAAAACCGCGCCAGTTGTCTACTAATTCTTTCATAAATTAGACCTCTTTAATTTCTCTTTCCAGTTTTGGAATAAGAGAATCAATTGAATTTAGCAAAGTTGAATCGACAATTGGGTTTAAATAATCAATTTGTTCAACATTCGATGCCCTTTTTTTTGATACTACGGCATCGGTTATATCAAGAGATATTTTCTTCATTCTTCTGTATGCCTCTCTTTTCTGTTCTTCACTAGTATTCTGATTCTTGGAGATCTCGTAAAGATTCATGATCTCATCTACCTTGCTTTTTAAACTCATTCATGTCCTCCTTAAAATGATGTTATTGTACACACACCGCCTGCACATGCTGCTTCTCCTTTGAGGTCGGTGTTATCCTCTTCTTCTACAATCTTTGTTAAATCAATATCTTTTAGATTTGACATTAAAACTTCATAGGTCTGCTTTGAACAATCCTCATAAGGAGTTTGCTTGTAAGTCCCAGTATCGTAGGGCAATACCGACAGACCATTATAACTTGTTCTGTTCTCCCACATCCACTCGCCGACATCAGTCCACTCTGCATCTCTAATCGAAACTGTAGCAGAAACATTGTGAGTATTTTGCCCCTTTTTAAATCCTGGTTTCACCCATAGATTTGACACCTCTTGTATTCTTCGAAGAAGTTGCAGAGCAGACTCTGTTCTTAGAGTAGAACCTTCTGGTGCTTTTTGCGGCAAAGAAATGACTGCCGTTGTGTGCGGACTAAAATATTCATCTTCAATAAGTTCTGGATGATTTTGAACCAGATAAGAATAGACAGATTCATTTTTTCCTACCCTAACTCGACGAATATAAAAATCATTATGCCACGCATGAATGCCGGAACTTGTCCCTAATACCAAACTTGTAGTGCCTGCTGGTTTTACACAAGTTGTTCTAGCGGCAGGTTTAATGCCTATCTGTTTCGCCACTCTTTCGTTTTCTGCCTTTACAACATTTGACGCAGAAGACATGTCAAGATTTAAAACATTTCCAGATGCAATACCAGTCATTGAAACACCAATCAGAGCGTCTTTCTCTGTGTTTCTTTTCCACACATCTCTGAGGTAATGAAAGTCTGTGTAACTTGCCTGGAGCGTTCCGATAAAAGACGCTGCCCTAACTCTTGACTCAAGATCCTCTTGATCTACAACATTTGAAACATTAACTTCTGTCAAGTTACAAAACTGATATGGTCTCAATCCAATCTCGCAACATGGATTAGTACCCCAATCTTTGTCATTTGAAAAGTAAAAACCTGGTTCTCCTGCTCCAGATGCCTTTACTCTTTCCCACAAATCCATGAAATAATCTTTCTCAATCTTGTGCCTCAACAAAACTACAGAATTGTTAGCGCGTCCTCTCTGGGGATTTGTTTCCCACCAAGTTCCGGTTTTTGAAGACAACATCTCTTGATCATCTGCCGAAAATAGGGAAATCAATGCTGCCCTTCTTATCCCTCCCGCAAGGACCGCATCGGCAATGTGGCAAACCATATCGTGAACCTCGATTGGAGTAAGTTTGTCACCCTCTTGCTTCTCTGACAACATACCTTCTAATTTTACCAAACACTCTCTTAGTGGTTGCGGTCCAGGTGCCTTGCCGCCAGAAGTTATCAATCTTGCACCCTTTGGTCGGATGTCAGAATAATCGAAGCGAAGTCGAGAACCGCCATAAAAGTAAGTTCTTATTAAAGACTTTACAGCATCTGCCCATCCTTCAATCGAATCATTAACCAGATATCTTCTAGTTCTATTTGGATTTGGTTTTCTAATCTCTGGAAGTTTTTCGACATGATGAGTCTGAACACTATATCCCACACCGGTGCCACCCAAAAGAAGAAACATTGCTTCTCCGAATGATCTCAAGTCATCGATTGGCATATAAGCGCAGTTAAAGATTCTATTTGGAGCGACTTCAATTGGTTTGCCGCCGAACTGCATTGATCTCATTGAAGGCAGGACTTTTCTATCAAACACAAACTTATAGACATCTTTTATTTCCTGTTCCATGTTTGGAAACTTTTTTATGTGCATGCTCATATTTCTTGTTACAAGTTCTTCCCAGGTTTCCCTTCTCTTTAACTCTGGTATATACCTTGCGTACTTCATATACACTGTGATGTCTGATAAAATTTTATTTGATAACTCCATTAACTTTGCTCCTATTTTTTGCTATTGCTTTTATATTTTTGATATTTCTCTACTAGCATTTCTTTTTGTCGCTTTGCAGCATTTTGCACTATATCCTCGACCGCTTCATTTGTTTGTGGCAGCACTTTTATCTTGACATTACTTGTATCCATAAAGATTGGAAAAACCAATCCATCAGGACCATTTCTATTTTTTGCAACAAATACTCTGCCAGTATTATTATTTTTATCTTCTATTGTCCTTGAGACGGTGAATATGAAATCTGCAACAAAACATTTGTTAAATGCTTCCGATATCGACTCCATAGTGATAACCTCTGCATTGATGCCAGATCTGTTTGTTTGTGATGCAGTCCAAATTGGACACTCATACTCTTGTGCCATCCCCCTCAACTCTTCATAAATAGTCTCCAATTGATGTCTTTTCTCATCTTTTGAAGAAGATTCTGGTTTTATTAGATCGCCATAATCAACAATGATAAGATCAGGTTTGAAATCTCTGTTCTTCATTTTGGCAAGATGGTTTTTTATTGTTTGAATGGATGCTGATCTTGTTGGATACTCCTTGATGACCAACTTCGCATCAATATCTTGTATCTCTTCATATATTTTTTCCTTAAATGCAATTAAGTCTTTTAGGTGGACTCCTGTAATAGCACTGTCATATCTGTTTGCAACAATTGTATCGGCGAGTTCCAAGGTATAGTGAACAACATTTTTGCCGCTTAAAAGTGCTTGCGCTCCAAGGTGAACAAGAACCATTGATTTGCCTGATCCTGTTGGAGCGATAACCACCCCTAATTCTCCTGTGCCAAGACCACCTTTACAAATATCATCTATTTCTTTCCATCCAGTCCTAGAAGGGTTTCTTGCCTTAACAAGAAATCTCTCTTCAAAATCCGCCATATAATCGTAACCTAAATCATTACTACATCCCAACTTCAGTGCGTCATTGATTACCTTTGCAACAGAATCAAAAGATGAAGACTTGATCAAACCTACAGATTTTAGTATCGCCTCTTTGAGTTTTTGCTTTTTACAAAAATCTAAAGAAGTGTCCTTGATATACTCAGACCCATCGACTTCTAGGTCTTCCGATAATATTCTAGTGTAATAATCCCTGACAAGAATCTGTGTTGAGTCATTCTCTTCGCCCAACCCGTTTCTAATAACAGAGGTCATGGTTTTTTTAGTAGGGTGTACTCCATATCTCTCTCTGTACTTCTTCACCATCCGCACGAAAACTCTTAGATGATTAAGTTCCAAAAACCTAATATCCAGAACTTCAAACATTTGGTCTGCAAATGGTCTATCCTTGAGGATTAAATGGCACAAGTCTTCTTGAAAACTTTTTCCAAATTTAGAAAAATCTTCTTTTTCTTTCATTTATTTTTACCAGACTCTTTATGTTCTACAATCATTGAGTTAAATCTTTGATACAAGCAATTCAGACTCACCTCGCCGCACCCATCTTGAAACATCATTTTTAAGAGTTCTGTCTTATTGAATTCAGGTTCCCACTCTCTCAAAACATGGTCAATCCTGCTTGACATTTGTACAGATATATTTGGAGTACTTAATTGCATTATTTTATAATTTTGCCTTATAAGGTCCAAATTGTCAAGCACTTTATAGTAAGTTGTTGTTTTTTTATTTTCTGACTCTGCTTCGCAATGATCGATCAAATCTTGGATAAAATAATCTTTATCCTCCCTTAAAAAGGGAAAATACTTTGCAACCTTCTTTTCTCCAAGTCCTGCAACCCCTGGTAGATTGTCTGACTTGTCTCCAATGATTGCTCTTGCCAAAGCAAAGTTTCTAGGGTGAAGATCAGTTTTTTCAAGAACCCTACCTGTATTTAGCACTTCATCCTGCACCGGACGAAAAAGCAAGGTCTCATCATCTAACAACTGAATAAAGTCTTTATCGCTAGAGACGATGACCTTTTGCCAACCTGAGTAGTGGGGATTTTTTGCTATATATGCTATTACATCGTCTGCTTCGACACGGTCTTCTCTAAACTGCAACATTGGTGTACAATTTACATATTCTATTGCTCTCGCTTGTTGCCATATTTTATTATGCCCAACTTCAATATCTGATAAGTTGTTAACAAACCTATTCAACTTTGGGGGTTTTCTGCCCTGCTTATAGGACTTATTCAGAGATCTTCTTTTTTGAGATCCATCTGCACCATCCCAAACCACCACAAACTCATCTGGTTGCACTTGTCTACAAAGTTTGTTTAATATCTTTACAAACCCAACGACGCCGCCGATTGGATCACCATTTGGTGTTAATGACGGATTAACTATGTACGATCTCATAAATTGATTTTGAGCATCAACTATCATCAATCTTTTCATTTATTAATCTCCTAATGAAAATCCCCAACGCCCAATTGCGTTGGGGATATACAGAGAAGTGAATTAACTTTCTTTCACTTAAGCGTACTATAAAGCACTTGTACTAATCGGTAGCACTATCTCCGTTACTTTGAACAACCTCATCTTGATCATAAAAATCAGATGCTTTTCCTGTTTTATTACTGAACTTCATAATAACATCTTCATCCATAATTGTCAAGACTCTTTTCTTAAATCTTTCGTCTTCCAACTTTTTTAACCAGTGCGCTCTCTGGAACTTTTCTTCAGTTCCATCTTCATGAACTAAGGAATACCAAGCACCTGCCTGCTTCAAGTTTTCAGAAATTTGAATTGCATCAAACCAACTTTCCTTGTCTTGCACACCAACTAAATCGGAGTCACCCCAAAGAATTTTGAAATTACACATTCTACCGGTTGACCCAAAACGAGATTTTTCTATCTTACATTTTACCTCAGAACCGATCCTAAATCCGTTTTCGTCAGTTACGAAAGATGCCTTTGCTTTTCTACCAGTTAACCATACCCTTAAAGAATATGAATAAGGCAAAGTTTTACCACCGGGGGTCATGTATGGTGTAGTCAACGCCTCTGATGGAGACCTCGTGATATTTGTCTTCAACTGATTCAAGACTAATAATGTGGCACCGGCGTTGGCAATTGGTTGAACTAACTTAGGCATGCCCTTAGACAAAACCCTTGCTTTCATTGCCATAGAAGACTGAGGATTATAGTCAGACTCTAAGTCATGCTCTGAAGGAGTCAGTGCAAGAGAGTCCCAAATAAACAACCACTTTTCTGGCATTTTTAACAAGTTTTCAATAGTTTCCATTACCATTTCTACAGAGTGCGCTTGTACATAAATCAAACCCCTCTCTTCGTCATCAACATCACAACCTGCTTTTCTAAGAAAGTCTGGATCTATTGCAGACTCTGAATCGAAATATGCCACTCGGCAACCCATCTTTTGAGCATTTGCTGCTACCTGTGCTGCCATAAACGACTTGCCAGTCGCTTCGAGACCTGCTATTTCTGAAATCTTACCTACTGGAATTCCGGCATACCTTCCTTTACAGATTATAGAATCCAACCAGCGTGAACCAGTAGGAATCCACTCTTTCACTTCGGTTGGATTTTCTTCTCCAAGGTTGTATGCGACGACACCGCCTACAGTCTTGTTCAGAGAAGATATGATATCTTTAGTAGATAATTTTCCTGTTTTCAACTTTGGAGATCTTTTCACTATATAATCCCCCTACTAATTTAACAATTCGTTAAATGCTGCTTCTACAGCGGAAGTTTCAGTTGCTGTGGTAGTTGTAGTGGTAGTACTACTTCCATACTTCTCTACCTCGTTGTTTGTTTCTCCAGATAGATGCTTATCAAGAATTTCTTGAACCTCTTCTGTTGTTTTCTTGTCAAAGACTGTATCGAAGTCAGGAACAGACTCTAGTAGTTCTGCGCATCGCTCGTCGCCACCGATTGCATCGTCGCAAAGAATTGACTTACGAGGTCTAGGTCGAATGTCCGTTGTTGGAAAAGATGCCCCTGGTGCCTTACCATAGAGAAGTTTTAAGTCATTTCCATCCTCCGGATCAGTAATATCACCGTAGTCTGGGTCTAAAACAATTCCTAGCAACTTTTGATACGCCAACTTTCCATAACCCCAAACTCGAACACCTTCTGCCTCTTCTCCTCGGACCAAAACCGGTGAAAAGAATCTTTGCTTTGCGAACATGTCCTTTGCCATCTTCTTACTCTCTTCTGTGTTTTCATTCCAAAGTTGGTTTGCGAAATCACATACAGGACACTTTTCTCCAAAATTCCTCTTAGGGC